AGAACGATGCCGTCGCGCGTGCCGGCTTGCGGGTTGATATAGCCTCCGAGCGTGCCGCCGCTCAGCCGAGTGATAGTTTTTGTGAAGTCGCCCAGCGAAGATTGGATCTGCTTCGCGGTCTGGTCATTTTGGGCATTACCGCTCGACTGGAAATTGCTGGCAGTTCCGCTCGCGAGGTCGAACGAGAACCCGGTTGCATTGTTGGATGGCTTGTTGTTGCCGAACAGGCCCGCAAGCGAACCGAACAGACCACCCGCGATACCGCCGAGCATAGGAAAGCCGAACAGCGAGCCAAGCCCGGTGCCGAGTAGCGAGCCAACACCTGAACCGGCAGTGCCCGTGACTTTGTTGCCGCCAAGCAGACTGTTCAGCAATGCGCCCGCGCCGAAGCCCGTGCCCACGCCGCCCGCGAAACTCCCGAGCGTTGTCGAGCCGAAGATCGAACCAGGCGCATTGATGACGGGGCCAACCCCTGCCGCGAAGTCAGCCGCGGTCGGCGTATGCGCGAAGATGCCGCCTAAGCCACCGGAAAAGAAATCGCTGACGCCGCTGAAGAGACCGCCGCTGCTTTCGCTCCCACCAAACAAACTCTTCCCAAGCGATGCGGCGCTCGACAAATTACTAAGGCTGAATGTGCCGTCGCCGTTCGGGGTGATGGTGGCCGAGGTTCCGCCCGCCGCCCCGCCGCCAAACAGGCTCCCAGCACCGCCGAAGCTCCCAAGGCTCTGAGCAACGGAGCCGAAGCCTAATGCTCCAGCCAGAGTGCCGAGCGCGGGTCGAATGAACAGTGACGAACTTAGCTGCGATGTAGCTGTTCCGAGCCAGCGCTGTATCCGCTTGCCCCACGACTCGACTTTATCCTCGCTGAACGCATTCTCGATGCTGCGGGTCAGTTCGTTCTCGATCGTGTTGGCGAGGTCGCGGACGAGGTCATTCCACCGCTGCTGTTCGCGCTGCGCATCAGCCAAACCAACCTTCGCATCGGCAATAGCAATCGCGGTATTGGCATAGCCTTTAGCAGCCTCCTCGCTCGCCCCGGCGAATTTGGTCGCGAGATTTTGCGAGACTGTCAGGTAATCAAGGCGGCGCTGGATCTCGGCATCGGTCAACCCCTGTTGCGTTAGGCTCCTCTGCAGATTGGTCTGCTCCAGCGTCAGCTTGTTCTCATTGGCAGCCTCAGCCGCCGCTATGCTCTGGCGCCGAGAATCGGCCAGCTTGATATTTGCGAAAGCGGCGTCTGTCGCCGCCTTCGCCTCCGCAATCAAAATCGGGTCGCGGGCCGCCTCCGCTTTTGCAAGAGCATCCTGAGTTTGCAAGACCGCTTGATTTTGAAGATCCTGCTCATGCGCGGCCTTCGTGCCTCTCAGCGTCGCGTCTGCCAGCTTTCCTAGCGCCACCAACTGTGGCTGCGCCGCCGCGCTCTGCTGGGCAGATGCCCGGATTGCACTAGCCGCCCCCTCGCGCAAGATTTGGTCAGTACGTTGCGCGACACTGCCAATGCCGTGCTGCCTGACCTCGATTTCCGCCTGGACCTGGGCGGCCGCGCGATATCCGGCCGCCTCGGATACCTTGAGGGCCGCAGCCTCCTTGCCGAGACCCGCAATCCGCTGGTCCTCGACCGAGATGGTTTTATGCAACTCGATGGAACCCAGAGCGAGCGCCTTGTTCATCTCGATCTGAGCGTTCTTTTGGGCTTGCCAGTCCTCCAATCCAGCCGCGATCGACCTGTTATATTCGCTCGTATATGCCGTATTTGCCTGCTGCTGAACGCCGAAGAATCGGGCGTCGCGCGTAACGTCGGCATAACCTTTCTTCAGGTCGTCTAGCGCCTTCTGGCCTTCCTCCAGCTTGGCTTTATCCGGCACAAGAGCCGATGATCTTGCCGCGTCCGCGGCCGACGCAGAGGTGGTGGATTGCGGGGGAATACCACTTTCGACGCGGCCCTGAATTCGCTCCACATGCCACGGCTCATACGACATTGGCCGGCGGAGGCCGAACTGCTCAGCGTTTGCCCGAAGATATAAATCTGCGGCAGAAAAGGGTCTAATTGTGCGGCCAGACGCATCAACCAAATCAGCAGCTTCGCCACGTTCATGATTTGAGCGGCCCGGTGGCGCAACCATTCCAGATGGGCTGCCGCCATGCGATGCAATATCCTGCGCATAAAGTTGCGCTTGACGCTCCGTAGAACGGAAACCGGAGCCGATTCCAAGAATAATGCCTTTCTCGGCGGCATCCGCAATCATGCGCTGCAATGGATCGGCAAGCGCAGGATTCAAGCCAGATATATTGCCGGTTCCAGTGGCCGATCCAGGATAATCCCCAGCCCTCGGATTGGCTGCCCTTACCGCGGCGTTGGCTTGCGCGCGCCAATCGGCACCGCCAGTCATGGCCGATTGCGGCGAAACCAGACCGTTCCTTTCAAATGCCGATCGGAAATTTCCCGCCGCGATGTCGGCCCAATCCTTCAAATTCTCCGTGAGGAGTTTGCGGATGTTATTTATCGCGCCGGAGTTGCTGAGTTTATCAAGGAACTCTCCCCACGCACTTGTAAGTTCGTTGATTGCCGTCTTGCTAGCGGTAAGTGAGTCCTTGTGGCTTCCGGCTATATTCTTCGATAAGATATCTATAGCTTTGTTCAGAGCCTCGATATTCTGACCGTGACGCTGGAGATCACGAATAGCGGTCGCTTCCGGAACAGACAGCGCGTCCATAGAAAAACCGAGCTTTATCAGGGCGTCCGCACCACCCTCGATTGCTCCGGTGAATGCTTTCACCCCCTCTGCATCGCCGATACCCAGCCTAGCCCCGACATCCAGCCCTGTTTGAGCGATGCGCGGCGCTTGACCGGGGTTGAGGCGGGGATTGCGAGTAATGTCTGTTGTGATCGAGCGGGCATCGTCGCGGCTCACGCCTGCCGCCTGCAACTGGCGTACCGTCTTTTGCAGATCATCGGCGGTTGTCAGTGCGTCTTTCCCCGTCTGCCGTAAGATCAGGTTGAACTGCCGAAGCTGTTCGGCATTGCTTGACGAGCGCAACAGAAGTGCGCCGACCCCGACGCCGACCGCTGCCAACCCAGCCGCCGCGGCTCTTGCTGGCGTGACGAGACCTGCTAATTGAGCGACAAATCCTCCAATAACATTGCGTACGCCGCCGCCCTGTTCAAAGACTTGGACGAACTGGCCCGCCTGCTGAGCAAATATCCGGAATGGCTGCTGACCAGAAAGCACGCCACTAACCACGTCATTAACCTGGAATCCCAAATTAGTTACTGCGAACTGCATTTGCCGGACGCCGACACTAGCGGCAGTTGCCGCCGCGCCATACTTTTTATTGGCTTCCTCAGCCTTATCGAGATTTGTCCGCGCCAGCGCCACCGCAGCGTTGTGCTGCCTAGCGTCTATATCGCCCGATCTCAGTGCATGGTTCGCAAAATCAACCGCCTGCGCGTAATTGCGTTGGGCAACGGCAAGGGGATCGAGTATGTTTTTTAAAGATTGAAGCTCTTTCTCGTAAGCATTATTGGCTGCCGTAGTGCCAGTTACGTCTGCAGACTTAGTATCGAACGTCTTTTTAGCCTGCGCTGCCGCCTCCAAGCCTTGAGCGGGCGTGAGATTCCGGCTGGCGATCAGTTCGTTGATCTTGGCAAGCTCTTCTCTATATGTACGTTGCAATGGAAGAGTTTTATCAATCTTATCCAAATACATCTGAGCCGCATTCGCAAGCTCTTTCTCTTTTTGTGCGGCTGCCGCAGCGCCAGACGTGACACTTAACTGTTTTTGATACTCGGTTGTTGCTATCGCGAGGGCTTGGGCAACTTCGCGCTCGCCCAGAGCATTCTTCTCCAGCAAGCCAGAGAGTTTGTCTACCTCAGCAGCATAGGCTCTGATTACGGGCAAGTTAGGATTTATCTGGTCGCGAACTTTCTGCGCCTCGCTGCTCAGCCTGGAGTCTGGTTTCGGAACGGATTCGGCTTCCGCCGCCCGCAAATCCGCCAATTTATTTTGTGCGAGCGGAAGCAGACTTTTAGCCAACCCCACGTTGTCGGCCATATCCGGATTATTGGAGGCGGAGTCTATAACCCTTAATAAATCTTCAACATCCTTTGCTGCCTTCCGCGCGGCCACGCTGATCGGAGCATAAGCTCGCTCGACGCGCCGCAATATGCGCTCCTGCGCCTGCACCGCGATAACCGTCTTGTCTGACGTTTTTGCGACGACATCTGCGAGCAGCCCCGCAGCATCGGCTTCCTTCTTGACGGATGCGGTTCCAGATAGCTCGGAAGCCTTACGGGCGGCGATCTTCCGCGCCGACGTGCGCTCGACCGTCGAGGCAAGTTTCTCCTCAGCCGCCCCAACCCGCTGGTTGAGGTTCTCCAAACCGCTCGCAACCTGCCCCAGTTCTGCGGCAGACTTGCGCGCGTCAACAACTAATTTGTCGAGGGCGTTGTCGTCGTTCGCCATCTACTCTCGAAAAGTTTGAGATGATTTGCGGCGGCAGAGATTGATCTTCCTGCGGAGATTTCCGCGGGAGACGATCGATGGCGTTAGGACGGATCGGGTTGGCCCTGGTGGCGCTCGCGGCGCTGCCCATACTCGCAGGCTGCGAGGATATGCGGGCGCTGGAGGCGCAACTTCAGCAGAACGCCGCCGCTCACCCGCTCGGGCCGCTCGGTCCAGGCTTGGATATGTACGTTGCTGGCGAGCAGATCCGGGCCGCGAGAGGTTACTAGACCGCTATTTTTTGCGGCGCGGTCTCGGGCCTCGCTCCTGTTGTTCTTTCTGCCTCTGAAGGAAGAACGCCTTCAGGGCTCGCGCCGTACCCTCTGGGTCAGGCGCCTTATTCATCAACTCGGCGTCCTTGTCCTCGCCCGAACCCCACGGCCAAGTGATCTTGTGAACATGCACAACGCCCTCAATCGATAAATTGAGGATGCCAATCGGACAATCGAGGATCTCGTTATACGGCCATCTCAGCCAGCCAGCCGCATTACGATAAAGCTGATCGCACCAATCCTCGATGCTTAGAAGTTTCCCTCGCCTTGGGCCTCAGTCTGGTCGCCCCGGCCCAGCTCATTCCCCGGCTCATCCGGCAGCGGCTTGCCGCCGTTTCCGAGCACCGCGACATACTTGATGAGCGGGATCAGCAGTTCGGCGGTGATGCCGTTTTCGTAAACACGATCGGGCAGGCCGCGCGCATCCTTGTCGGACAGGTTCAGGCCGTGCCGCAGGACGAACACGATGGCGTCGAAATTCTCGGCAACAAGCTCCTGCCGTGCCTTGGCGAGTCCGCCGTACTGACGGTTGATCGCCGTCATTGCACGTAGCGTCGGCTTGAGGATCAATTCTTCGTCGCCAAAAATCACGGGCATTTCGCCCGCGTTGATTTTACTCATGGAGATTATCCTTGTCGGAGGATCAGGAATAGGTGCGGCCGGACGTGCCGACACACGCCGGCCGCACCCGCCTCGCGAGACCCCGCCCGAGGGCGAGGCGATACCGCGTGTCGGCGCGGATCAGATTACGAGCCGGAGACCGTGCCGTTGTAGACATTGGTATCGATCTCAATGTTGCAGTTCGCCTTGATGACGGTATTCGCGGCGCCTGCCACGGTCCTGTAACCCATGACCTTTCCGCCAAAGAAGAAGGTGTCATGCGCGTCATCGGCGCCGTTGATCGTGAGCATGAACGGATAGGTGAGCTGGTCGAGGCTATTGCCAATCTGGAACAGCAACGCCTGACCGGCATCGCTTAAATCTTCGCCGAGCACCAACGGCAGATTGCCCTGGTTGTATGGACCCTTGAGTTTCCTGGTCCGACCATCGCCGACCGCCTGAAACGTGACCAATTCAAACTGCTTGCCGAATTCGCCGAGGTTTTCGATCAGGCCGATCTCGACATCGATCGTTAAACCCGTGAAATCCGAGATATCAGTAACGGTTTCCGGATCTTCGAGCGGCGTGCCCGACATAAAAAGGCGTGCGCCGAGGGTGCCTGCTAGTGGCATTGTCGTTCTCCTGTTTGGAGGTTGGAAATGCGCCTGCACCCCGGCGCGCAGGGGTTCTTAAAGCTATCGAGTCCCGAGAACTATGAACGGAACCGCCCCCGAGCAGCGGTAATACTGTCCGCCGGGTTGGCCGCTCTGCGTCATGGCATCTCCCAGATCGGCGGGGGATGGCGGTAGCCCGCCTTCCATTTTGATGCCTGCTGCAATCGTTTGCAGTTCGATCATCTGCGTCAGCGCGCGAACGGGAGCCGTGGCCGCCGCCTTGCCCCACCCTCGCGGGATAAAGCAATGAATGAACACCATGCCAGATTCGACGGAGGCTTTCTTGCCGGAGCCGCCGTACACCCATTTATCGGCATCGATGCCTTCGATCAACACCGCCATATAGCTCGGGCTATCCGCGGCGTCCTCATTCTCCCAGACAAGCGGGATGCTGGTGTAGGAGCCCATTGCCCATTTTGATTCAATGTGACTTCTGATAGCCGACTCGGCGGCGTCCCAGTTCATTTCGAAGTCAGCTTCATACAGAAG